CCTAATAAGCTTCCTAATAATGTCATCATTTTATTCTGACTCCGTACAAGAAAAAGATATACCATATACACTTACTGCATTTGTATCCCACATTAATTCATTAGAATCCATACGGAATAATCCTTGTGGACTTGCGTAAGTAACTGTAGCACCATTTGTTACTGCCGTTTTAATCTTTGGCTCTATTTGAATAGTTGACCCTCCTGATTGATCAACGACAACCATATAAAGTTTTGCTGAAGAACTAGAACCAAGTTGAATGTAGTCTCCTGCCTTGAATGCTGTTGTGCCAGATATAGTTAGTATTGTATCTCCAATATCAGCATTTGCTCCTAATGTAACAGAACCAGTTATAGTTCCTGCTGTAATCTTGTTTATTTGTGGGTCTTTAGCATCTTGATCACCCAATAAAAATGTACCCCTTCTACCATGCAACTTTGTAAAAAATGATGTCCATGCAGTAGCTTGAGGTCTTCTCATTGGGGGGAGAGTAAGAACGGCTTTCCACTTAGCATAAGCAAATTCTACTGTTTGTTGACCACCAGTAAAAGGGGATTCAGATATACCTGTACCACGAACTACCGACCATTGTTGAGTAACAAATGCAGGTGATGATGGCATGGTTAAAGGATAACTTACTGTCATGTCAAACCTTGAGCAAAAGCACCCCCTCTACGTTTTTGATCAACCACTGCCTGTAATGTAGCATTCTGTATAATAGGCATCATATTCATTACTTCTGCTCTCACGGTGTTTTGGATACCAGTAGAGAAGTTTAGGGATTGATTTACTACAGTTCCACCTAACGAGTTATTTGCTTTGATAGCTCCTGATTGATTGGGAATAAACATCTCTGGCCCTTTCTCTCCTACCATATAAGGCCTTCCACCCCTCACTGAACCACCTCCTGCCATTGGCAGTGCTTTTTTTGCTGTATTTGTCAGTCTGTTAATAAATTGTGACGGTGTTTGAACTGATCTTTCTTGAAAAGAGCCGTTTGGCCCATCTCCAAAAATACTATTAATTATAGGGTTTATAACACTTAACCTCAAATACGTTCTAAGTATCTCTTCCACTAACTGCTTAGAGAAGTCTTTAAAAGAGTCTAGTGCTGACTTAGTGCCATTTATAGCATCCAAAAAACTTTGCTCATAAGAGCTTGCTATATTATCTACCAATCCTATAAAAGTGTCATTTACAGCGTTGAGATTTTGTTGTTTTGCTGTTAGTTTGTCTATTACGTCTTGATGCTCTTGGTATTTTTCCTTTACCCTGTTCAATTCTGTTTGCTTGTTTCTAAGAATATCTATCGATGTTAAGTCTTTTTCATTAAGCTTGCTTGTTACATTTTCTAAACTCAACATTGTCAAGTTAGCTTGATGTAAAGCATCGTCATTCATTTTTACAGCATCGGTATATAATCTTATTTCATCGTCTAGCCTTTTCTCTATTTCTAAAACCTTTTCTAAAGCTTTCTTCTGCTCCTCAGTTCTTTTGTTGGATTTGTCCACTGTAGTCGTATTAGTGGCAACAGCTTCCGTATATGCCTTCGTCTGCATAAATACTTCCCCAAATTTATGCTTTACCTTGTCTAATAATGTTCTTTGTGTTCTATACCTCTCATTAACTTGGTCTAATTCAAAAATTAAATTGTCTACTAAACCCTCGTTAGCTTTAGGAGCAACCTCTACTAAATTTAGTAGCTCATCTCGCCTAGCACTGGTTTTATTTAATTGCTTTTCAAGAGCTACCATTTCTTTATTGATAACCTTCAGTTGTAACTGAACGTCATTAGTAGCAATAAACCCATGTAAAGTTAAACTTTCAGTAATCTTTTCAACTAAACCAATCATTCCTGTATTAAATTTAGCTAACAGTGGCAACATTTTATTTCCAAGCTGTGCTCCAAGCTCTTCCATAGCGGCATTCAAACCTATTACACTATTAGTATAACTATCTGCCGTTTCAATAGCATCCCCTTGAGAGTCCACTGTCCCATCTAATATTAAATTGAGTCTTGCTTGAACTTTCGTAGAAGCATCTACAGAATTTATATTATCCTTGATGCCCATATTCAATAGTGCTTGCTTCAAGGTATTTTGGTCTATTTGAACACCAAATCTTCTTACTGTTTCGTGATTTCCTACCAAAGCACTGGCAAATGCTCTCATAACTTCTGGACTAGCCATATCATTAAAAGACCCTACATCCACTGCCAATTTTGTTAATTGAACAGAAAGTTTGGAAGCTTCATGCCTAGTAAACCCTAAAGGAACAAATAAGTCTTGAACACTTGAAGCCATGCTCATTAAACTTTGAGTAGACCTATTAGCTTGATTTCCGAACTCTTCTAATGTGGCTCTTACTCTATTAGCTTCTTGACCAAAAACCACGTTAAATTTATTACTGAGTTCTTCAGTTCTAGCAGCTAAATCTACAATACTTGACCCTGCCCTTGCCGCACTTCTTACTACTAAAGCACCTAGAGCAACACCTGCAACTCTAGCCATATTCGTGAAAGCCCTTGAAGCTTTATTAGTTGTTTGCTTTACATTTCTTTCTAATTTTTGAAGCTTTGAATTAATATCCTTTAAATCGCCGCGTATTTTTACAACAACTTCATCAACTGTAGCCATTAGTCTGGATACCTTTCCATAAGGTCATCTAACTCATTTTTTGTCATTGGGGTATTAGATTGACCTCCATTAAACTTGCTAAAGCCTTCACAAGCACTAACAAATTCAAACATTGTCATATTCCAAAACTCATAAGGTGTCATTCTCAAAACCCCTAAACCTGTCTGCAAATATTCTTGCCAATCAATATTATCAACCTTTTTACCCCTTATGACTTTTTTTCATCTTCTCCAGTAGACAAAGCCATAGCTATTATTTCTCCACAAGCTTTAATGCCCTCTACTAAACCTGATTTCCAAATTAATTCACTTACTTGCCTTTCGGTAACATCTTTACCTCCCCCTTTTACTGCCGTGTAAATAATATAACTTATTTCCGACACTTTAAGATCAGCTTGTGAAATTTTGTTTGCAAGTTGTATAATTGGGATATCTAATTCAGTTTCTATCCTAACTAAGGAATCAAAATTCAACTTACAGTTGTAAGTTTCATCCCCCAATTTAATCGCTATCTCCCCTCTTAGATGATTTACCACTTTGTTCTCCTTGTATTGTTTCTACAATATATTCTTCGCCACGATTGGCTACATCAGTTATGGAAACGACCGTATGGTTTTGATCTCCACAACTAAATGTTTTGAGTCCGTCCGTATGGACAGCAGAAGAAAACGCAAATTTTAGTGGGTTAGACGTATGTTGGCTTACCTCATGGGTAGCTTTACCAACTTTAATTTGAACAATATTCCAAGCCATGATTCACCCTATGCTGCTGAGAATGTTATTGAACCAGATGATTCAAGAGTGACGCTGTATGTTGCTTCACCATTGTATTCACCACTATATTCTAAACTAGCAATCATAAATGAACCTGCATAAGTTCCTAAATCTGGGACTATTACATTGTAACTTTTAAAAGCAGATGTTCCATATGCTGATCTCAATGTTGTTTCTGCTGTTGAGTCTGTAAATACACCAGAAGCAGAAATACTCATGGATTGAATGCCACCTGCAGGTAGTAACTCTCTGAATGAGCCACTATCTTTGTTGGTAATATCAACTGCTTCATCGTTTAATGTCATAGATGTTGAACGCATTCCACCTATTGTTGTCATTGTACCACTAATATCAATCTTTAATAATAAGGCTTTACCTCTTTGTGCCGCCATTTTAGTTCTCCTTTAGCTATCAAAAACTACAGCACGAAATCTCATGACTCCGTGTCGAGTTATTCCATCAGCTTCGGTTAGTGTATTCTCAAACTCATGTCTGATATTCACTAAGGAAGCACCACTTACAGTTATACTAGCATTATGTAATGTTGTATAGACTGAACTCATAATATTTTTTATCTCTTTTCTACCACGGTACTGACTCCAAACATGAATAGTCAAGGTGTGTTCATGGGCATCTTTGTCTTTTGTATCTATGTTAGTAGCTGTCTCTTCTCCTATTACAACATAAGGGTAAGCAGTATTTTCTGGTACATCGTCAAATACTCCAGTAATGGCATTACCATCTACACCATTAATAGTAGCTCCATCTAAGGCATTAAATATAGTTTGTTGTAGTGCAAAAGAATGTAGTGCCATTATCCCAGTAACTTTCGTAATCTTGCTTTTATTTTGGGTCTATTTTCTTCTAAAGAAGGTTGCATAAAAGGTCTTGCTCCCATGTTAGAAGTTCCAAACTCTAAAAATGTTGAATATTCAGCTTGACTTTTCACTTCACCACTTAAACCATCTGAAGAAGTAGATGAGGTTATATTATTAGCCAAAAACCCAGTATCAGAAGCAGGGTATTCACCACTTGATGATGCCTTATGTTGTCTTCTTGGATTATACTTTTGATATACTTTGCCACCTTTAGCTCCTCTTAATATATTGTTTACAGCCGTGTTTCTAGTAGCGTTTATGCCGTAAGCAATTACTTGACGAACTTTTACTTTTATATCTTTAGATATTTTTGTATAATTTTTTTGTCTATCAATCTTAACAGATACCTTCATGTTGCTACCCCTTCTTCAACCATAATATCTAAATATTTGTCTCTGGTATCTCTATTTATGACTCTTTTTATGTTAAATGTTCTGGTGTAGTTAGAGCCTTCTTTGTTAAATCTGTACTGCAATCTGTTCTTAAATGTGATGTTTCTGTTAAAGCGTGTGGTTATTATATGAGTTATTCTTTCTTCTAACTGATCTCCAAATACTCTTTCAGAGCCAGTTTTAGGCTCGATCATACCAAATATTGAGAACGAATCAGTATAAGAAACATTTTGAGAACCACCCCCATCACTTGTTCTTGTTTGGGTTTGTACATACAATTTATGTCTTAGCTTACCTATTGCCATAATTAATCAGGTTTTGTTGGATATACTACTACTTTAGGAAACTTTGCTTGTTTACTTATATCAAGTAACTTTTGTCTATATTCTTTCCATTCGTCTTGTTTTTTTTCTGTTAAACTTGCCCATCTCAAGGGGTTGCTTACTATAGGGTCTACATCAGACCTTAACAAGAAATCTCTATGTCCTCTTACACTAGAAGATTTAATAGCTACCACTTGTTCATCAGATGGCTCTTGATATTCTTGAACTTGTTTTTCAGCTATGATCTTATCATTTAATTTTTTAATATCTATACTTGAGCCTGTGTCTTTTAGAT